CGTACCTAGCGCAGTAGTTTCTCAAACCTTTAAACAATTAAATGACGTGAATGTCACGGACCTAGTAGATGGTGCCTTGATACAATATGATGCTGCAACAGATAAATTTGTAACAAAAAATGAAATATTAACAACCACAGGAACTTTAACAATAACTGGTGGATCATTTTAACAAGAGAGAAATTAAATGGCAACAATAATTCAGATTAAACGATCCGCAGGAGCAACAGCACCCTCTACCCTTAAACTTGGAGAATTAGCCTATACTTATTCTACAGGTACTCAATCTAATCTAGGAGATAGACTATTCGTTGGAGAAGGTGGAGTTGATAGTAACGGAGATTCAAACGTTATCTCGGTAATTGGTGGAAAATATTTTGCAGATAAACTAGATCATGTACATGGTACATTAACTGCTTCATCAGCTTTAATAGTTGATACTAACAAAGCAATAGATGAAATTCTTATAGGTAATAGTACAACAGTTGGTGGTACTTTAAAATTTAATGAAGGTACTAACAACGGTAGTAGTTATGCTGCCATTAAAGCTCCTAATACTTTAGCGAGTAATGTTATTTTTACATTACCAAACGCTCATGGAACTGCCAATCAAGTTATACAAACTAATGGTTCTGGTGGTGTTTTAAGTTTTGTTACTGTTGCTACGGGTACATCTACAACAACATTTACAAACAAAACATTTGATGCTAACGCAACAGGCAACTCAATAACAAATTTAGAAGTAGCTGATTTTGCTTCAGGCGTTATCGATACAGATATATCAACTGTTTCTGGATCAGATGATACAATTCCTTCAGCTAAAGCAGTTAAAACTTATATAGATGCACAAGTTCTTGCGGTAGATGTTGATATAGCAGGTGACACAGGTACAACTGCCATCACAGATGCTGAAACATTTACGTTAGCAGGTGGAACAGGTATCGCTTCTGCTGCCACTAATAATACAGTAACATTTAATATTGACGGTACAGTTGCAACATTAACAGGAACACAAACTTTAAGTGGCAAAACACTTACAGAACCTAAATTTGTTGACGGTGGTTTTATTGCTGATGCTAACGGTAATGAGATAATTCTTTTACAAACAGAAACATCTGCTGTTAATGAATTAGAAATTACTAACGCAGCTACATCTAACGCTGTTAAGATTGCTACTTCAGGTGGCGATACAAACATTGACTTAAAACTTAGTCCAAAAGGCACTGGTGTTGTTGATGTTGACTCAAGTAGAATTACAAACGTAACTGATCCCTCTGGATCACAAGACGCTGCTACTAAAGCATACGTTGATAGTGTTGCGAATGGTTTAGATGTTAAAGAATCAGTTAGAGCTGCTACAACAATTGCTCTTGTTACTTCAACTTATAATAATGGTAATGGAACACTTACTGCTAATATTAATGGTGCTTTAATAATTGATGGTGTTATAACTACAAATGGCGATAGAGTTTTAATTAAAAATCAAGCGAGTGCTGTTCAAAATGGTATATACACAGTTACATCAGCTGGTAGTGGTTCAGCTCCTTTCGTATTAACAAGAGGTCCTGATGCTGACACAGCTGCTGAATTAACAGGTGGAACATTCTTCTTTGTTGAAGATGGTACAACGAATGCTGAAAATGGTTATGTTGCTACTCACAATGGTACACCTACATTAGGTACTACTAATATTCTATTTGCTCAATTCTCTGGCGCTGGTCAAATTACTGATGGTGCTGCTTTAACAAAAACTGGTAATACTTTAAATGTTGCTGTAGATAATTCATCAATTGAAGTATCAGGTGACGCTTTACAAATTAAGGCTGATGGAGTTGGTACTAACCAAATAGCTAATCTTGCTGTTACAGCTGGAAAACTTGCTGGCACATTAGATTTATCAGGCAAAACACTTACTTTACCTACTAGTTTTACAACTAATACTTTTACAGTTGCTGGAGATTCTGGTACACAAGCAATTGATTTGGCAGATACATTAACAGTATCAGGTGGCGAGGGTATAGATACTTCACAATCTGGAGATACATTAACTATCGCAGCTGAACTAGCAACTTCTTCAAATAAAGGTGTTGCTTCATTTAGTACTGATAACTTTGCAGTAAGTACAGGTGTGGTAACAGTAACAATTATTGACGGCGGAACTTATTCATAACAATTACGTTAGTACTAATGGAGTTAATTTACTATGGCAACAGTTATAAAATTAAAAAAAAATGAGTCAGCAAATAATGTTCCAACTACTTCCGACATAGTAGTAGGAGAAGTTGCTGTAAATACGACTGATAAAAAAATTTACGTTAGAGACTCTTCAAACAACATAGTTCAAGTAGCTTCTAATGATATTGACGAGGCAACTGCTTTAGCAATAGCACTAGGATAATATATGGCAAATACATTTAAACTAAAAACAAAAACAGGTGGAAGTACAGGTGCTAATACTTCTCAGACTGTTTACACTACACCTTCAACTACAACTGCTATAGTTTTAGGTCTTACTCTTTCGAATATTGCTGCAGTAAATATTGAAGTAACAGTTAATATAGAAAATGGTGACGGTGATAACGTTAGTGTTGTAACAAATGCTGAAATTCCTGCTAAAGCTTCTTTAGAAATAATGTCAGGAAATAAGTATGTCATGGAGACCACAGATATTTTAAAAGTTAAATCTAACACAGCGAATAGTGTAGATACAACTTTAAGTATAATGGAGATCGCATAGAATGGCCTCCTATCTTGGTAAACCTCCAGTAAGAGTAACTGTAATTGGTGAAGATACAATTATCTCATCAAGCATACTAGACAACTCAATCACATCATCCGATATACTTAACTCAACCCTTACAGGTGATAATTTAGCCAATAATATTGTACTTACTACTACAGGAAATATTTCAACAACCGGCGATCTAACAGTAGATACAAATACTTTATATGTCAACTCTACAAATAATAGAGTTGGTATAGGTACTTCAAGTCCGTCACAAGCATTAACTATTGGTGGTGATGCTAACTCTGTTTTAATATCCTCAAATGATTATGACTTAATTAAACTAGGACCAAGAGCAACATCAGGAGCAAATTTAGATAGATCAATTTTTCAAATGTACTCTGGTGGTGTGGAAATAAATAGACTGGATTCAGTTGGTAATAATTATATAAATGGTGGTAATGTTGGTATAGGTACAACAAGTCCAAATTCTAAATTACATAGTCAAGTAAATGAATCAACGTTTACTTATGCTTTACAAGTTGATAATGCTAATGCCGCTGGGGCTGGTGTTGGTATTGGTTTTTATCAAAATAATGGTAGACATGCAGCATTAAAAAATTATTGGGTGTCTGAATGGAAATTTGGAATTGATGTAGGAACCAATTTAGACGTATTAACACTTACTACAGCTGGTAAAGTTGGTATAGGTACAACAAGTCCAGGAACAACATTAGACGTTTCTGGTACACTAAACGTATCACAATATATTGTTTCAAGTACATATATGGCTACAACAGAATTCAAACCAAATGTAAATGATGGTGCTGTATTAGGAACATCTTCTTCAGGATTTTCAGATTTATATTTAGCTGATGGTGGAGTAATTTATTTAGGTAACGACCAAGATACTACTATTACACATAATCCAGATACAGGCATAACACTTAATAATAATTTAACTGCAACAGGTAGTGTAACAGCTTCAGCTATTACATCTAACACAGGAAATAATTTTAGCAATATTCGATTGTTTGGTGACAATGGTACAAATGGTGATTCTTTTAGATTAACACTTAATAACGACAATACACTTTTACTACAAAGAAGTGCTGATCAATTTTCTTCAGCCTCGTCAATTACAAAATTTGAACAAAGTGGTAATACATGTTTTTCTGATAATGTAAGTGTAGGTAGTCTTTCTGTTAGAGGAGGTCATGTTACTTTACCTGGCAATTTAGTTGTTACTGCCTGTATAGGAGCTGCTAACTTTAAACAAGCTGGTACTAACTTTACAAACAGTTTAT